ACCCCTATCTGCAAATTCTTTAATTGATTCCACAATGGCTTTTCCTGCCGCTTGCGTTGGTTGCAAGGTCTGCACACTTATGTTGTAGGTATCGCCACGACTTTCTTTTTCCCTTATAGATTGGGCTAAGCCAATTAAGTCTGCAGTAGTTCGTTTGGCTTGCGCTTCTTCAAATGCTTCTTTCTGTCTAAATGAATTGGCAAGTTCTTGAATTGATGCAACAGTTCTTTCAACCCCATCAAATGTGACCTTTGAAGCCTTGTCTAAGGCAGTGGCAGTTTCCTTTAAGGTCTTTCCTGTTTCTGTGATGGTAGGGATCACAATTTTATCTTTCGTTTGTGCGTTAGAACCTGTCTTTATATTCCCGCCAAATGGCAGGTTTGATTTAGAAACTGTGTTAATTCCTGCATTTACACCACTGCCACCTTTAACGCTAACTGTCACAGATTCACCATCTATGCCAAGCAATTTCTTCAGCCAATCAGGTATTAAATCTTTGATCCTTGCAATTACACGCCCAATTGCTTCTTTAGCACTATCAAATGCGTTACTTAGGTATCCAACCAACTTGGAAACTGTTTCCTTTACCTTGTCAAAATTGGCAATAAGCGTTGCAATAGCGACAATAAGAAGGCCAATACCTGTTGAAGCAAGTGCAACCCTGAATAATTTTGTGGCAGTAGTTGCCGCACCTGTAGCGACTGTCTGACCTGCAATTGCAGTTGTTGTTAGATTTGTTGCAACTGCCGTTGCCCCTTGAATACCTGTAAGGGTAATTAACGCAACTTTCGCATTTGCAAGGAATGTTAATAGTGGCCCACCTATTGCAACTATTCCTGTAAATGCAACAATTACATTTTGGACTTTAGGGTCAAGGTTTGAAAACTTTTCAATTAATTTTGTAGCAACATCAACCAACTTTTCTACAAATGGAAGTAACTTTGTTCCAACTGTTTCTTTTAGATTGGCAAGTGCTACATCAAATTTCTGTGATGAAGTCACATTCTTTTCAGCCGCATCACCATATGCTTTTTGTGATTCACCTATAAGAAGGGTTAAGGCTTCAGTGTTCTGTCCTGCCTTAGATAATGCTTCAGCCTGTTCATATGTCTTAGCCGTCAGTGCAGGAAATATCTTTTCAAGTTCCCCTGCCCTTAATTCACCATCCGCAAATGCTTTTCCTAACTTTCCTGTTATTGCTTCAGCCTTTACTGCCCCACCTGTAAATGCTTCAACATCAAAAAATGTATTGACTAATTGTGCGCTTAATGCTTGCGCTTCTTTAGGTAGTCTTGATCCTAATTGTGTTGCAAGTTGGATAATTGTGTCGTTATCTACTGCAAGGGCGTTTCCAAATTTTGTTGCATCTTCAGTGATCTGTTCAAGGGCTTTACTACCTTCACCAAATGTTGTAGTGGCTTCCTGCATTGTTTGTTTGGCTTCTTTTGCTTCATCAATGCCCTGTTTTAAGAATGTGACACCTTCACGCAACAAAAAGGCTGACCCTGCCGCAACTGCCGTTGCCGCTAAGCCCTTTAGCCCATCTTCAACTGTTCCCAATTGCTTGTTAGCAGTTGCGACACCTGCCTGCAGTTTTTGTGTTTCTGCAACAATGTCAATCGTTATCTGTTGTGCCACTTAGTGATTTCTCCTATTTATTTCTTTAACAAATGCCATGTATTCACCTAAAGTCATATCCCAAAAATCTTGCGGGGTGAAACCTGTCACCAAGCAAAATTTGGCCATAAGGCTTAGGTGGAAGTCACTTCTTTTGGGTTTAGTTCAACACCTGCAACTTCAGCCAATGCCTTGATGGTCATATCTTCAGCATCCTTCATTGTCAGATCAGGCTTAACCCTTTTTGCCAATAGATACTGCATACAGAAAGCCAACTTGGCCTTTGATGCCGTTGTTGTCCATTCATCCATGTTGCAACCAACATAATCTTCAATTTCGCTTAATTCAGACCATTTAAGGTTCTGCATAAAGTCTTCTTCAATCATTTCTTACCCCTATTCCAAGTCATATTTTCTAATCAATTCTTTGATGTTATCTTCAAATTTTGTCTTTATTTCTTCCCTTAGTTGCCCTGCAGCCTTATACAAATAAGACTGCGGTCTAATGTTTCGTTTTCCCCATCCAAATTCAATGATTGGGGCATATGGAACACTTGCACTTCCTGCGGCTATGCGAACTTTTTTATCAGATCGCACTGCCTTAATTGTTTTTTTAAGTTTGCCTGTTCTGACAGGCACTAAAGCGGCGGCACGATCTGCAACGATTTTTCCCAATGCTTCATTAGCATTTTTCAAATCACTAAGGTCATCACCTACATTAAGTAAAGCCCTATTAAGTTCTTTCAAACCTTTTACTTCAATTGCCGCCACCATAGTTAATTCTTACGCCGTTACCCTTGTTGGTTCTGTTCCAACTAAAAGATCAAGTCGTGCATCAAATACAAATGTTGTATCTGCCGCACCACCAATTGGTGGTTTTCCTTTTACTTCAACTGTTCCAGTGAAGTGTGGTTGTGTCACAGTGGCAGTTGTGTTTCCATGTGGCTTGAAAACAAAGTTCATGGCATTTCCGTCGTTATCCCATAGGGCATCCCACAAAGAAGTTGTGTCTGTGCTTTGTATTCCTTCTATTTCAAAAAACCACTGCTTAGGTGGTGTTATGTCTGCAAATGTTCTAACTTCCCCATCTTTATCTTCATTTGTAAGAAGGATGGATGAAGCATCAACGGCGTAATCGTTGCCGTCTAATGTAAGAACAAGGTTGCGACCTTTTATTCGTGTGCTTGTTGGCATCTTGTTAGTTCTCCTAAATTGTTATTTGTGTAGAAACTGCCATGCGGGTTGCTATGTATTCAGCATTATTTGCACTTAATGCAAATGGCTGATCTACGCTATCAATCGCCCATTGGGCAGGTATTGCACCTATTGCAGTGACGATAAGTTCGTCAAGTGCTTCAGTTGCTTTTTCATTGGAAGCATTTTGTGCAACCAATGTGATAAGTAATGAAATTCTAAAAGTTGCAAATGTGTCACCTTGGGCAACATAAGTGTTGTCAGGTGAAATTATTGCAAGGGGTGGTGTTATGCGTGGTGGGATATAAGTTTCAGTATTAATCCCATCTGCGATCAATTCCGTCGCAAGGTTGGTCTTTGTCTGTGTAATCACATTGATTGTCATAGATAAGGCACAAACCTTCTAAGTAATGGATAAACAGGTGTCATAGGATCACGAGCAATTCGTATAGGTTGCCCATCAAATGAAGAAAACTGTGCGATTCCGTTAGGTGCTGACCTGCGGTGATACAGTTCTGAACCACATTCAAGATAAGCCCTATCCATAACCTTTGCAGGCACATAATCAGCATCTGCAAAGTTATTCACTAATAGTTTTGCTTCATCAAAACAGTCTTCAACAAAGGCATCATCTGTGGCAGTTGCCCCCACATAAGCCTTCAAGTCTGTCCAAGTTATTGGCATAACACCATCCCCTTATTTAATTAAAATGTAAATTTACCAATGCCGTTAAGGTTATTCATTGCAGTGGCCATGTAGCCATAAACTGCGAAGTCCTGTGTTAAGGCAGTGATTGTGTCCTGTGAAATTCTAAATGGCGCACCTGCGGATTCATAGTTAGTGATTGCATCACTTGAACATAGGTAAGCCTTGTCATTGGCAAGATTTACATCCACGATAACAGGAAGACCAAATAGGTTTCCTTGCAATCTTGGAATGTTGGCAGTGCCAATGTTATTTTGTGGATTTGCACCTGCGAATAATGGTCTATCAACGCCATCAACTAAGCCTGCAAGGTCTTTAAATACATCCTTTGAAACAAGAATGAAGTTGGCAGTTAAGCCACCTGCAGAATAAATGTGTGCAGATAAGTCTGCAGTTGCGCCAAGCCATGCTGCGGCAGTGCCTGCAGAAACTGATGCGTTACCAAATGATGCTTCATTGGCAGTTAGAACTGCGATACATTCTTGGTCAGTGCGTTTTGCGTATCCAATAGCCTGCATCCTAAACAACGCTTCAAGGTATGAAGGGTCTGATCTTTCTGCAACCTGTCGTGATACTTGGTTGTAACCACCAATTGTTTTAATTGATGCTGAACCCTGTGAAACAGTAAATTCAACATTTGATAATGTGTCACCTTCTGCCGCTTGAACTGCGGATGATGCACCCTGCACATTTACCTGTGGGTAATAGACAGTCATGCCTGAAGGTGGGATTTGTGCAGAACTGAAGGCTGCTACTGCAGGTCTTCCTGTATCTACAACTTTTTTAATATCTGTAACGAAATTTTGCTGACTTGTTAGTCCAGGAATATCGCCTACAGTTGTTAATGCACGATACATTGTTTCTGCATCTTCATCACCATTTACTAAGCCCTTAATGTATTCGCCGTATGAACGAATTTTTGGCATTGCAAATGAAGTGGTCTTAGGTGATTCAAGAACCGCCACACGACGATTTAGATCGTCAATGACAGGGTTCAAATCCACTGTTTCTGTAATTTGGTTTTCCATTGTATTTATTTCTCCTAAATTGTTTGGTTCAGGGATTTCATTTCTGATTTCAGTAATGATTGCCCCTTCGTAGGCAGGCAGTGCGACAAGGCTGATTTCTTTCAAATCAACTTTATGTCTGACCACTACATCACCTTCAAGCGTGTGTTCAACAGGCACAAAGCCAATTGAAAAACTACGCACAACACCATCTTTCACTAATGTCCAAGCATCCTGCCCTTTTGCGGTGTCACTTATTTTGGCAGTTATGTGAAGCCCATCAGGTTGATCGTTCATTGAACGCACAATTCCAATTGGTTCATCATGGTTGTAAAAAAGTTTTGGCAGTTTATTTATATTTACAGAATCAGGCATGAATTTTTCTTTCATACGCCCAACCTGTGTTATTTCATTGTAGGGAACTGCTATCCCTGTTACTTCTTTAGATTCTGAATCAACAGTTCTGATTTCAAATTCTCTATGTAGTAATTCCATTTTGTATGTTCTCCAATGGTGGCAATTCTGATAATCCTTCAAATTGCCTTATTTCATTTCTTGTTAGCCATCCTGCCCTTAATGCGCTTTCATAAGCCGCATATCTTGATGCAGTGTCACCACGCAAGAAATTATCTAAATCAAATTTTGCAACAGAATCAATTGGAAGAAGTGCGGATAACGCATCTTCAATAACGCCAAAATAACCCATTAGGGTGAAATTAACGAAAGCACGATTTACTGTTTCAAGATTTGCGTATGTTTGTGAATCCCCACTGTTAGCCAGTAGGAAAGTTGCAGGTATGCCAAAAAGTCTTGCAATATCCTGAATACTAAATTGCCTTGATTCAAGCCACTGTAAGTCTTTAGGTGACAGTGTTAATTGTTGGTATTCAAGGCCGTTTGAAAGAACTGCAGGCGTGTTCTTTTGGTTTGTTTGAACAAATCGTGTGCGTAATGCTTCAGCCTGATCTGCATTTAAGTGTTGGTCAGTGCTTAGGATTCCTGAAGGCACTGCACCATCTGAAAAGAATTCAATTGCGTATTCACGCACATCAAGGGCGTTTTGTATGTCTTTTCTTGCGGCTTGGATAACCCCTAAGCCTGTAACCCTTCCTGCTATGTCACACAATTTAAGGTGTGCTAAGTCTGCAGGATCAAGGATCACGCCGTTGTAACTGTATCTGACAGTATTATCTGCAAGTTTTTCAACACCTACTTGCCCAACAGGTAGCACTTCAATATTTACAACTACATTACCCCTTCGTGTAATCAGCCAATAGGCGTTACCTTCAAGGGTCAATGCAGTGGCAGTTTGATAAAGAAATTGTCTTTGTGTCTTTCCTATCGTTGGCCTTGCGATAAATGATGGAACAGATATGGGTTCAACACCATTTCGCAACACTTCAATTGGACACTGACTTATGCTTGTTGCGATTATATTTACGCAACGATAAACCGCACCCAATGTTAGGGCAGTGTCCATGCTTACAGTTTGAACTGATCTTAAAGGTATTAGGGCTTCAACCCCACGCTTTTCAGTTGGTTCTTCTTGTTTAGTAGTTCTTAAAAAATCAAATAATCCCATATCTACCTTCTATTATACCAGTAATATTTTTCTGAATTAGAAAAGTTTTCATTTAATGCACCATTGGCTTTGCTTTTTGTTCTAAGTCACTGCCCCAAATTGCAATAACTGTAGCCATTGCCCCATCTATATCTGAAAGACTGTCTTTTCGTGACAGTTTCCAAGTGTCATAGACATTTTTTCTAACGCAATTATTTATTTGTGCCGTAATTATTGGATCATGGCTATGGGCAATTCGTTTATTTTTAATGTTGGAATAGACCATATTTGCCGCATTTACTATTTCTTTTAGCCCTAAAGGCATCACATCAAGACCCTTTTCTTTCATATCTTCAATCATTTCGTTGTTAAATAGACCATCAAGCAAGAATTGGGCTTCATATTTGCCTGCCAGTTCGTAAATAATCTGTAGGCATTTCCTTTTATCAGGGTTAGACACTTGGGCAATCATTTCTGTCACATAGGTTTCCCCTTGTTTTTGTGCCACACAGAATGATGCTTCAGACCATGATGGCGTTCTATCAAAGGCTATGCAGACAGGCTTTGATTGATCTATGAAGCCTTTTGGAAGGCTTTGCCATAACCCAAATGGAATCCAAGATGAAGATGATGAAACAAATTGATTTAATCTGTATCTTCTTGCATCCACTTCAGGCATTTGTT